TAATGCCGCAAGTACCGCGTCACGGTTCTTTGTTGCAGCCGCACCATTATTAGTTAGGCTACGATTGTTGTCTGCGATAGCCTCGTCCATGCCTCTCAACAGTGTCCTAAACTCATCCTTAGCCCGGATTGCGGCGATGTTGTCGTCCATAGTCGTGAACATGTCAGAGAGTTTCTGAACCTCAGTTTTCAACCCGGTGGCAGACTCCGCTGCACTGTCAAATTCTCCGGCTAAGGGAGGCAATTCCAAGCCAAGTAATTTAGCAGCAACTGCTGTCTCTTCAGTTGCCTCAGCGGCGGCGGCCAGATCACCGTTAGCCTCAAGGAAAGCCGAACGTGAATCCATAATCGACCGGACAAGTTCGTCTGTACTTAGTTTAAGTTCGGAGTTTGCCATGCCTGCCGCATCAAGCGTATCAACGAGCGCATTAAATTCGTCTTCTGCCCCAATAGTTTTTATAGCAACATCGGCAACGGACATACCCAACTCGTCCAGTAACTGTTGACCAGTTCTAGCGTTCGTAAATGAGAGAACTGTATTCAGTGCCTGAATATCCCTAATCACTAATTCGAGTGCAGCAACTGTAGCCGCGTCACCAATCTGACTCATGGCATTCTTGAACTCGTCTAGCCGTTCAGTTGCTTCCTGCGAACGGTTGCTAAACACTTCAAAGGCAACGGTAAGCCCAATCAATGCCAGACCAATGGGGCCAAAGGATACAAGCATCCCCTTAAGCGCCACACCAATGGATCGAAGGCTGGTAACAACAATTATCCCCGCTGCCTTCGCGCCCAACGCTAAAGCACCCATTTGAGTACGGGCAACAATCATGGCTTCTTTTATTTGAATAGTGAAAGCGAACAACGTCGCTTTTATTGAAGTAAACGCTGAAACGAACCTAGCCTGAAGTCTCAAAAGCGAAGCGTTCATAGCCACGAAAGTAGTTATTGCTTTCCCAAAAATAGTCAACACCGGCCCAACCGCTGCAAGAAGGAAACCGAAACCAACAGCCACTATTTTGATAGGGCCGGGTAAAGAGTTGACCGCGTTAGCAACGGTCGCAAACCCGCCAGCGAAAGCAACAACAAACGGAGAAATAATCGCACCGAATTCAATCAGAGAGTTTTTGATTTGAGTAATAGCCTGCTGCATCTTAAACGCGCTGCTTTCACTCGTAATCTTAAAAGCATCGTCAGTCATACCAACGGAATCAGTAACTACCCCGAACGTGTCTTTTAATGTTTGTGCATCAGCGTCAAGTATCTGGAACGCCGCACCAGCGGCCTCGCTAGACCCAAGCAACTTGCCTAACTGCTCACGGTTACCGCCAAGGCTCTTATCCAAGAATTGCAACGCACTCGCTAGACCGTCTTTAGAAATCCGGTCACGCATGTCAGACGCTGAAAGTCCAGCATCTCCCAAGGCTTTCTTAGCCTCCTCCGTGGGCACAACAAACGCTCGCATCAAAGCCGACACCTGCGTAATGGATTGTGCAGCATCACCGTTAGTTCGAGTCAAAAGCGCAACAGAACCGCCAACTTCCTCAAGGCTTGCCCCGGCCTGCTTAGCAAACGGCAAAACCCTACCGAGTGCTCCCGCGAATTGTGAAGTTTCAAAGTTACCTGCGCGAGCCGTCGCCACGATAATGTCTGTCGCACGGGCAGCACTCAAAGTTTCAGCACCGTAAGCATTCATAGATCCGGCAACAGCGCGAGCAATATCTCCTGTTTCACCCAGTCCAGCCGCACCCGCTTTAGCGGAAGCCTCCAAAGCGTCTAGGGCTTCCTGCCCACGCAAACCCGCTGAGGTCACGACAAACAATGCGTCGGCAAGTTCTTTAGGGCTTTTAGCAGTCTCCCCAGATAGTGCCAGTACAGACTTTTTCATTCCGTCAACTTCTTCAGAAGCGATACCTACCAGAGAAGTGATTTTTACCATTGAAGCATCAAAGTCCATAGACATTTTTGTGGCCGCAACACCTAACCCAACGAGAGGCAAAGTAACAGCAAGACTCATTTTCTTGCCAACATTAGTCATTGTTTGACCAGTAGCAGCCATTTTTGCTTGCAACGCGGACGCTTCAGCGGTGGTCTTTTTGAAGGAACCCTGAACCTGAGACATTTTAGATTTCATGTCAGAAACGTCAGCGCGGAACCTCGCGGTAACATCCATTTCGCTCACTCAATCACCTCCGCTTCTTACTTGCCTGCTCATGCTCCCAAACCCTAAGATTTTCTAAAGCAATCCAGTCTGTTAATTCTTGAGAGGACAGGGGACGGTGACCGGGGCTTCCATAAAAAAGTTCAGCCACCGTCCTACCCAATCTTTGCGCTAACTCGAAGACGAATCTTTGTTCGGAGTTGACGAGGAATCTTTTCCCGCCGCGTCCTTCTCGTCCTTGCCAATACCCGACAAGCGTAAACCAACCGAAGCGATACTTTCAATCGCGGCACTTGACTTACCCATAAGAGCATCCTTGTCAGAATCAGTGAAAACAGGTTCACCGGACTCAGGATCGTGAACACAAGAAACAACAACATCCGGGTACACCGCCGCCATGTTCACCTGACCAGTATCCTGATTAAAAGCCGACTGCATGAGTTTCACCCGTTCGCCCGCCGTCATGCCCTTAATCAGAACTGTTACGTTCCACTCTTTAACCTCAAGAGTTTCTTCAGGAATATCCTGCGCGGATAAAATTGAATCCTTTAGGTTCATTTGATGCTCCTTTAATTGGCCCACAAGGGGACGTGGATTTTTTGGCTTAGAACGTTGACTGTGTTACAGCACCAGTAACTTGCAGTTCCAGCGAGTAGGTGATCGTGTCACCAACAGGGGAAGACAAGTCATACGAAGTGATAAGAGCCTCACCCGTGAACTTAGGAAGTCCAGTCGCTGAACCCGACGGCCCATACTGAAAACTTAGACTGGCAAACGAACCGGACTTCAGGTGCGTGATCGCGGTACTAATGTTTCCGTCCACGGTTGCGTCAAACATTCCTGCGAGAGAAATGGTCGCGCCAGACAAACCCGTGATATAGGTTTTGTCTTGTGAACCGAAAGCAGTTGTCTCAGCAGTTTCAATAGCACGAGGCATGTTGATACTGTTGAGAGTATTTGAAATGTTGACCAGTGTTGCGGCAGACCCGTCTAAACTAAAATCTGCGTTTTTACCGTGCTTGAAAGTTGGCATTGTGTTATCTCCTTGCCGAAGCGATATTGAATGTGATTGTCCCGGTGGTTCCGGCTAACGTTTGCTGCGCCCGTAAATAACGGTTTACGGTTCCGTTTGCTGTCAGGTTCTCGCCCACTGTTGCGCTTGCCGATACGGACGAGAACGTAATGAGATCAACAAACGTAGAGTCATCTACGGAATGTTGGATTTTTATGGTACTTGCCCCGTCACGGGTGTTCGCCGTAACGTGAACGTTGGCAATAAGACCATTTGAGGTGGCATCCGTATTGTCAGTGGATGCCCCGTCAGCGGTAGCGGAAGCCGAAACGCTGCCAGTCAAATCTATACCGTGATACAAACCCCCGTCTGCTTGGATCTCCGCACTGATAGCAACAACGTCACCAACAGGAGAAGAAACGTCGTAAGAAGTCAACTGCCCATTAGCCAAAATCGCCCTACGGTTTTGGGCGTTACCTTCAGGGAAAACACTCACAGCGTTGTCCTCCGTGGCAATCATCCCAGACAAAACAGCGTTAGAAGCCCCCGCCGTAGCGTCAAACAATCCACTAGACGAAATCGTGCCACCAGACAAACCCGTCATATAGGTTTTGTCGTCATCACCAAACGTAGTTGTTTCAGCGGTATCTAAAGACTGAGTAGTTGTGGCTTGATTCAAGAACGGGGACATGTCCGTTGCGTTAATAAAAATGGCGGTTTTCTTACCGTGACGAAACGTGGGCATTATTTGTCTCCTTCTTTGGGAGACTTCGGCTCACTTTTTAACGGGTTAGGGTCAGACTCAGAAATGTGCCCCTGCTCCAGTAGCCACGGAACACTTTTGACCGGGATGTCACTCACTATGTCACCGGGCGCGGCAGAAAGTTTGTTGTACGAGATGCCTGTGTGGACTAGGTACTTCAACTTGACCTCATTCTAGGCGTGGCAACCCACACCCAGAAGAACCACTAGGGCCACGATCAGGGGCGGGTCACGGTTGGACACGTTGCTTCCCGTAATTCTACACCCCAAACCGGCCTACGCTAAAGAGCGTTCTAAACGTCTAGGGTTTTTCCGGGTGTAACCAGTCCGGGAAAGTATCCACAGCCCTCTAGGGCCCCTTAATCAGCCTTTAGACGGGCATCCAACCTTGCCAGTCGGATCGTAAAACTCGCAATAGTCGCGGCAAAACTTTTTAGGCTTCTCCGGCTTAGGCTTCTCCCACGATGTACGCACATTGTGCAGCCACGCGAGAGCCTCCAAAGCCACAGCCTCATCATACGGTTCCGTGTGCGTAACAATCTGGTTGTCGTTCCCGTCCCGTGGAATCCCCGCAAGACACACCGACTTCACTTCATGCCCCACAGACATCAGCCACCCGTACACCTGAACCTGCCAGCGTTGTTGTTTAGAAGGAAAGTAGGGAACCCCCGACAGTTTCAGTGTCTTCCAGTCAATCACTTCACCCTGCTCAATATCAAAACAATCAACGTGCCCAACAATACCGTCGCGCTCCACTTTAGTTTCTAAAAGGTAACGTGCGTCCCCTGATAGTTTCTCCTCAATCCACGAATGGATTGCAGTCCCAAGATTGGATGCCAGCGACAACGTGCCCGGATTAGTTACAGGTGTCCCGTCAATACGATGCCACACTTTACGGGCACACCCACCTATCTCAGAAGGCCCAACGGATCGCTGCTTGGATCTTTCCGACTTGCCTGACAGCAACAGTTCACGAACCTGATCCGGTTTCAT